TTCCTCCCACTGGAGCCCCGAGAGGACTACCGGGCCTACATGAGCCGGGTCAACCGCGCTGTCTTCTCGCCTTACACCCAGCGCCTGATCCGCGCCGCCGCCGGCCTGATCCTCCGCAAACCCATCGCCCTCGAAGGCGACCCCTACTGGCGCGAAGTCTTCGCCCGCGACGTTGACGGCTGTGGCTCCGACCTCGACGAGTACGCCCGCCGCCTCCTGATCTGCAGCTTGACTTACGGCCAAGCCCACACTCTGATCGACTTCCCAGCCCCCACCGAAATCCGCAGCCTCGCCGAAGAACGCGCCCTGGGCCGCCGCCCCTACTGGGTCGAAGTCGATCCCTACAACATCTACGGCTGGCGCCTGGACCGCGACGCCGCCTACGGCACCCTCACCCAAGTCCGCATCTACGAAAAAGCCATCGTCCCCGAAGGCCGCTTCGGCGAAAAAACCTACGAACAAATCCGCGTCATCGAACCCGGTCGCTACGAGGTCTACCGCCAAAAACAAGCCATCAAACCCCTCGGCCCCGGCTTCATGGAGCCCAACGCCCAAAGCGGCGACTACGAACTCATCGACACCGGCACCTACAGCCTCAACCAAATCCCTCTCGTCACCACCTACTCCAACAAGGTGGACACGATGATCAGCCGCCCACCGCTGATCGACATCGCCTACCTAAACCTGGCGCACTTCCAACGCCAAGCCGACCTTATCCACAGCCTCCACATCGCCTCCCAACCGATGCTCGTCCTTGAGGGCTGGGACGACCAAACCAAGGACATGGCCATCAGCGTCAACTACGCGATGGCCACCGCCCCCGGCAACAAGGTCTACTACGTGGAGCCCGCTTCCAGCGCCTTTGAAGCCCAATCCAACGAGATCAAAGAACTCCAGCAACAAATGGCCACGCTCGGCATCAGCACGCTGAGCCAGCAAAAATTTGTCGCCGAATCTGCCGACGCTCGCCGCCTCGACCGCGTCGATACCAACTCCATGCTGGCCTCCGTCAGCCTCGACCTCGAACAAACCCTCCAAAAGGCTTTTGACTTCGCTGGCGCTTACCTCGGCATCGAACCCCCTGAAGTCAGCATCAGCCGCGATTTCGACATCGACCGCCTGATCGGCCAAGATGTCACCGCCATCACAGCCCTCTTCGACAAAGGCGTCATCACCCTCGAAGAAGTCCGCGCCATCCTGACCCAAGGCGAAATCCTCCCTTCGATGGAACTCGGCAGCCTCCCCAGCGAAGAACCCGGCGAAGTCGAAGACGAATCCGAAACGGAAGAATCCCCCGGCGAAGAAAACGACGACCAAGAACTGACCCCAGACCGCATGGAGCAGCTCCTCAACGCGCTGCTTCAGTAAGCGATGGCCACCAAGCAGGAATACCTGACGCTTGCCCAGGTCACCGCACTGGTCAAGCTGGCGCGTGACGTCAAACAATTCCAGAGCCTGCTTTCCGGCGACGGTCCCCCAACCACCGAAGGCCGCACCGGCGACTGGTACATCAACACCCGCACCACCGAGCTTTACGGCCCCAAATCCTCCACCGGCTGGAACGACAGCCCACTAGCCCTCGGCGGCACCGGCCGTAATTCCGAACTCCTCATCAACGGCAACCTCAGCACCGAAGAAGGCGGCGGTGGAGCATCAATCACCATCGGCACCGTCACCACCGGCGACGCCGGAACTTCCGCCACGGTCACCAACGTCGGCACCGAGTCCGCCGCAATCTTCAACTTCACCATCCCCCGTGGCAACACCGGCACCACAGGCGCTACTGGAGCAACTGGCGCAACTGGAGCCACCGGCCCCCAAGGCGCTACTGGTCTTCAAGGACCTCAAGGCGAACAAGGTCCCCAAGGTGAACAGGGCCCCCAAGGTGCCACCGGACCTCAAGGCGCAACAGGTCCCCAAGGCGAAACCGGCCTAACTGGAGCAACAGGCGCCACCGGCCCCAAAGGCGACAAGGGAGACAAAGGCGACACAGGAGACACTGGCCCCCAAGGTTTAACCGGCGCCACTGGTCCCCAAGGCGCTACCGGACCTACTGGCGCTACAGGCGCAACAGGTCCTGCTGGTTCCAACGCCACCGTCACCGCCGGAACTGGCATCAACGTCACCGACGGCGTCGTCTCCCTTGCAACCTCGTTTTACACAGCCAACCAATACATCCAGGCGCCTACTGGAACAACACTCCAGCGCCCCGGCACACCCGCCACCGGAATGATTCGTTTTAACACCACAGCCGGCTGCTTTGAGGGCTACACCGGGAGCGCATGGGTAAACCTTTCGCCAGCCACTGTTGATGACGTTGGAGCGACCATTTAATTCTTTTGTTGTATACTACAAAAGTAGTTGATACTTTTGGCAGTGAAAACACTTGCTGAAGTCATCCAACCCGACGGCTCCACTCGCTGGGAGATGGTCGAACTGGATGAAGCGGCACAGGCTAAGCCGGAACCGCCCGCCGAAGACAAGCCAAAGCGCACCCGCAAAGCCACCGCCGAACCCGCTTCTTACGAAGCCCCCGAAACCACCGAAACCCCAGAGTTCTAATTCATGGAAGAGCAAGTCATCCAGGAAACGCCCGTGGCGTCTCCTACCCAGCCCGTGGCTGGAACCGACGCTCCACAACTTGATTTCCGAGCCGAGTATGAGGCTCAAATCAACGCCCTAAAAAACCAAGCCGTCGAAGCTGAGGAACGTTTCCAAGGCATCAAGCTAAAACTCGACGAAGTCTACAAAAAACAGGACGAACAGCGTAAAAAGACGCTGGAAGACCAAGGCCAGTGGAAGGACCTCTGGGAAGAGGCCAACCGCACCGCACAGGAAAAGGACCAACAAATCCTCGACCTGCAAAAACAGCTGGAGGACTTGCGCCAGTCCAACGAAAACGCCGCCATTCGTACACGCGCAATGGCCGCAATCAGCCAAGCCGGCGCTATTAACGCCGAGCAAATGCTGCAACTGGTGCAGAACAACCTTCGCAAAAACGATTCAGGCGCCGTCGTCGTGCTCAACGGCGGTGTAGAGCAGGATCTCACGACCTATCTAGCCACCCTGAAAGCCCCTGGTTCGGGCTACGAGCATCACTTCAAACCCAGCTCCGCCGCTGGAATGGGCGCCAAACCCGTTCCCGTCGGAGTTGCCTCGACTGGAGTAGCAAACCCCTGGAAAGAAGGTTCAATCAACCTTACCCAGCAGATGCTAATTTCTAGTCAAGACCCTGATCTCGCAGCTGTGCTGAAGAGAGAAGCAGGACTCTAAATTGCGTCTGTGGCGCTTCACCTAGTCCGTGACTAGGACCCCGCAAACCCCCAACCCTGGTACTAAGAAATGGCCGCACCATTTCAGAACTATTCCGGCGGTGTCCTTCTTGCGGACATCGTCAAGCGCAATAACCTCAGCACCTATGTGTCTGAGGCCATCAAAGAGCGCAGCCTCTTCCTGAAGAGCGGCGCTGTGGTTCGCAACAGCCTGCTGGACGCCCGCGAAGGCGGCACCCGCATCCAAGTCCCCGAATTCAACCCCGTGTCTCCTACCGAGGAGATCATGAACGGGACGGCCACCTGGGGCACCAGCAACGCCGGTTATCTGACCCCTCAGAAGATCGGCACCGCCACCCAGATCGCCACCATCTGCCACCGTGGTTTCGCGTATGCAGTGGACGACGTCGCAATGCTTGCGGCTGGTGAAGACCCCATGCTTCACATCCGTAACCAGCTGGCCGACGCCATCAACAAACTGAGCAGCCAGCGTCTGTTCAGCCACCTCTATGGCCTGTTTGGTGCCTCCGACACCAACAACGGTCCTCTGGGCGCCAACGGCATGTATAAGGGCAAGGGCACCGCTTCTGGTGCTACCGAAGCCAACTTCCTGACCGGCGCCACCATCGCTGAAGCCCGCGCCAAGCTGGGCGAGCGCGGCGATGAGCTGGACACCTTGGTTGTTCACCCCTCCGTGGGTTACTACCTGTATCAGGTGGGTCTGCTGACCTTCTCCACCTC